GATTAAATCACCAACCAAAACCCATACATTAGAACCTCGATGATATGCTGAGGCGCCGGCGTATTGTCCTAGTAGTCGTTTTGCATTATTCTTACTTACAATAGATGTGCTTGCAGCAAAGATTATAGTTCCGGTTCCAACGTTCACAAAGTCAACTCGCATGCCAACTGGCATCGAATTTGGCAGCGTGATCGTAATGGAATTGGTGCATTCTACGATTACATTTTCGTGGGATGCGCTAATTAAAGTTGATATTCCAAGTGAAACAACGGGGTTTACGGGAGCGGTCATTACCGTCCTCCCGTTAACCACTATGCCCGTCCCCGAGGCGACACCGGCACCGGATGAAATGCAAAATTTACCTGTTTCACATGTGTGTTCGTGCGTGAAATCGCCTGAAATATAGGGCGGTAGCATTTGGACATCAAAATATGAATACTGATGCACGGTAACGCGGCATGAGGCGCTACCGGCGATAAGTTTGGCCTGAACAAAAAAAACTTCGTTGCCATCAGAAATTATACGCAGCACTACCGCAGAATAATCTCCGCTCTCACTTCTAACGATTATGTCTTGGCTGTGGTTAACAATCACTCGCGCAAGAACGTTTACCACTGTGTTACCTCCCGTTCCGGTTATGTAGAGGTCAATAGCACCCGCCAGTAAATCAGCGCCAACATGACAAAGAGTTACATAATTGGTATCAAGTAAAACGCTTGCCGAATATTTTCCACTAATGGCGGCATCGTAGGCCTGTTTCACCGCAGCGCTTGTTGCAAGTGTGGTGGTAGCAGTTGAGTTGATTGCATCACTTTTCGCTAAGTTGAAGCCTGTATTTTTTGTTATAGCAGGCTCTTTGGTATTTGCCACGGACAGGGCTGCTGCCGCATCCGTGATTCCTTGCGACCCTCTATCGTAAGCCAATTTTGCAGCCGCACTAGTTGCAAGTGTAGTGGTAGCGGTTGAGTTGATTGCATCACTCTTATCAAGGTTGAATCCCGTATTTTTCGTTATCGCAGGCTCTTTGGTATTTGCCGCGGCCAGGGCTGCTGCCGCATCCGTGATTCCTTGCGATCCTCTATCGTAAGCCAATTTTGCAGCCGCGCTTGTGGCAAGTGTGGTGGTGGCGGTTGAGTTGATTGCATCACTTTTAGCTAAGTTGAAGCCGGACATTTTGGTTCCAATGGCAGGCTCTTTGGCATTCCATGTGTTAATCTGAGCATCAGAGACCATGCGATTATTGGTGTCCTGAAATGCATCCCGAAAGGTTCTTCCACCAATTGAGTTAATCGTTATGTAATCGCCAACTGGAAGATTCGTACTCAAAACCGCCGAAAAGTCACGCTCAATTTCTTTTATTCCTCCTGATTGATAAAGTCTTGTTTTGGACACCACCTCCTGAAGTTGGAGATATACAGGAAATGAAACAATACCAGTGGCTCCAGCGAATCGGGCTATTTTTCCTGAAATCACGCAAATACCTGGCGCAATTTCTTGGCCTACCACCTCGCAACCTTTCAGTATGCAATTCCCATAAGGACCATAAAATGACTCTTGAGCCTCAATAAGCTCATTTTGTATTGCTATGAAATCATCTCCATACCAATAACGTATCCCTGTTAATTGTCTTTGTTCTTTCATTTCATCAATTTGTTACAATATCAAATGACCTGCCTGCTAGCTTATACTTATACAATTCTGCCGAAATCAATGCAATGTTTAATTCGAGTGGTGCATACACTCTGAATGACACATCTACTGCTTGTTGGACCTCACCATTTAGAGCAATGTACTGCCCTGATGCTTCAATTGCTAATGACACTGGAACCCCCTCATAACCTTCGCTCGACAATGAAAAGGCAATAGATTGTTCCTCGTAATGTGATATATAAATTCGACGTCGAATAGGATCGAATAGGTTGTTCAAATGCTCCTGAAGCGCAAATGTTTGTCCGCTTATATTTACATCGTAAAATTGCTTAGTGCGCCAATTACTGAATTCATTCCACAGCTCAGCCAAAGGATGAAATACAGCGTCTACAAACGACATAAATGCATCCTTGCGAATGCCCTGAATCAACCATTGCTTGATGTAGTTTTTAACGTCGAAATTAACCATCGATACTCAGATTATAAACATTCGTTACACCCCAATTAAAATAACCGGCCACAATTTCATAATTCCGACTGATTGTGGTGGTGTTCTCGCCTTGGATCCCTTCAAGCAACGTGATGTCTACATCAAGAATACCCGTCACACCTCGTAAATAATCAATAAAATCATTCTTCACAAACATCGAATCTTCCTTGTTTGTTTTATAGGCAAAAAGGGCAGTGCTTAAGTAGGTCTCCACAGCACTCATTGCGTATATCGGATTGTAGTATATTGTTGCCTCCACATGTATGATATCAGGCAGTAGCGAAACCACTTCCAAATCCGTACCGGCAACCATAATTTTCCGCACATAGTTAGTCAACTGCAACAGTTCTTCGCTCGAAAATGGAACCAATTCTTGATCCGCCAGTTTTGCAACTTTTATAGTCACTTTATTGCCCGATTCTGATGCGGTGGCAAAGGCAACCAATCTCTTATTCACATCTACCACAGGGTAACTAATCGTTCCATCTGCATTGAATACAACATCATCACCCAACTGAAATTCCTTGGTGCGATCAATGTACCAGCTCAGAGATCCGATTCTTTTTTTAGCAATTTTATCTTCAAGTTCGGCTTTGTACGCATCCATCAATTTCTCAAACACGTAAATGGCCGATACCACACCATCCACAAGCAGGTTCCATAAGGCGAAATTGCTTTCGCTCAAATCCAAACTAAGATTCTGTAGTATCGAATCTTTTATTTCATACTTTTCTCGTGCCATTTTACTCGCTTGCTACTATTATTTGATTATCCTTGTAATATTGCACCAATCTCTTATTCACCACATACGCTTCATTGACCACTAACACTAAGCCTGGTTGGATTGCTGTGCCTATGTCAAGTTGATTGTCAATACATAATTCCACCACGGCTTCTGCGCTTCCATAGTATTGCATTGCAATATCAATAAGATTTTGACCTGGCAACACCGTATGACTATAAATCTTCGACATCTATATAGGTTTTACCGTTAATTTCATCGAACCCTTTAAGCTCTTTTTTATCGAGCTTTAATTGCTTTTTAAACTCCGCTTTAAATTCATCACTCACCCCCGTTTCATCATCCAAAAATCGTGGGAGATCCATGCCTGCATATCCATTTTCGCGCAACATACCTGGTGAACTAATCAAAAGTAAACGCACTTCTTGTTGCGTGCTATCGCCTGTTTTGAAATCACCATTTTCGATCCATAAATCACCATCCGCTGTCAACAGAATATCTATCATTGTAGTATTGCATTATTTTCGATGTTCGAAAAATCACCTGTTAATTTGCCTGCTAATGCAGCCCCTAAAGCCGTCTGAAATGCCGATGGCGAGCCATTGCCTGGCTCAGGGATAGGCGAGCCTGTGCACACAGTCAGTAGAGCCGATAAGATCTGATTGTTCTTGTCCAATTGTGCTTTAAGTTCTTGAGCCTTCACCATTCCACCTAATTCGCCATCATTAAACACAAATTCGGTGGCACGCAGCACCACTCGATCAATTTCGCTATAACTGCATACAAAACCATCCGTCTCGCTCCCCTCTATAAACGAAACCATCACCCACGATCCCGCTTTAGGAATGATGTAGCTATGAGTCTCGTTTTCATCCGCAATCACAGCATTTAGACGCACTTCGTCGTAATCAAGTCCATCAATTGTCACCGTGCAAGTCAGTGTGCTTTCGTCTACCGAAACCACCTTACCTGGAACATTCACAACCATCTTACCACTTAAGCCCTTTAGTAGCTTCAATATTTCTTCCGCTTTTTTGCTCATAATTTGATGCCTAATTCAACTGTACGTCGAAAACCATTGCGCCCAAAACTTGTGGTCACGCCTTCTACATAATACACTCCCGCACGCACAGGGTAATTCTTATCCCTAATCACTGCCGACATGCCCATAGTGGCATACGGCAATCCAAAACAGGTTAAAGTGCCACGGTAACCGGTATATTTGTATTTGTTGATTTCTTCATTGGCCAATTCTTTCAATTTCTTCTCATTGGCGATATTCTGAAAATACAAAGTGCGCAAATCGCCATCATTATCGCCAGTTTCAACCTCAAGTTTCGTATTATCCTTCTGGAGCGAAATCGCCTTTATTTTAAATTTCAGTTCATCGGCATGCTTGTAGGTCAAATCATTGTCAACCACATTGCTTTGCAAGTCATAAATCACCTTACCTGTCATGTACAGGTAGGCCAATCCACAGTATACCTTTTGCTCATTATCAATAAATATAGTCAATCCATAGTTGTCCTTAATTTTCTGAAGTGCCTGCACTCCTGTAATATTTTTCACTACAAACGAATTAAATTCAATCTGCGGTAAAGTGGCATTCAAGGGTACATTGCCCGCTATATAGCGCACAACCTCGGCAAGTGTAGTGTTTTTAAAAATCTTATTGGCCAATGGTTTCCGGAGCAGATACATCGTATCCTCACACTTGATTTCAGTTTTCCCCTTATCCGTGATTTCCTGCACATAGCCCACAAACTCTGTGCGTAGATCATTGTCGTAGCCCAATCTTACCACTACCGAATCGCCCTTTTTTATTTCATTGGCGAGCGTGAGTTTCTTGCTATTTTCAAAAACAGCCGATAAGGGCAGCTCAATCGTACAAGTACTACTCAGCAGCCTGGTCGATTGCTCAATCTTAACATTCAACACCTCTTTGAACATTAATTTCTTACCTATCAATACCTCTACTCCGTTGATTAAGCTATACATTAGTCTACCAGTATTACATCAAAATCTTTATCGCTTAACAGATTGATCTCGAATGGTTGTATATTTTGTTTACCTACCATATCGGGCAATCGAAGGCTTTCGATCACCACCATGTTGATTTCAAAAACCTCGCATAGTTTGCTCTCAATTTTCAAACTTCGATTCAATCCAAATAATTCACGCAGCAGCTGCACATCTTGATAGGGATAATCATCACTCTCATAATTGATCGCAAATCCTTTTATCGTCAACTTGTAATCGTCAATACTGATCAATTCCTTTACGGTTCCTACACCAACCACCTGAGTGCTCACAATTTTCTTTAAGGCATGCACACTCATTGCTGGGCTATTGGGCAACCAAATTCCGTTGATGCGGATGGGCATAAAATACGGCGTTCCATAGTAATCTCGTTTAGGACTTACCAGTTCCCCCAACGATTCCATTGTCGGGAAGGGTTTGCCTACATAGCCAAATACTTTGGAATAAAGGTCGTTGATGTCGAATGCTATTTTTGCCATCAGATTGAATTTGCGTTGTTTAAAATCCGTAAGAACACATCCTCTATTTTCGACTGTGCATCCTCCAAGCCTTCGTCCAAGCTACTGGTGTGGATGGTCAAATTCTCAAACATTTTACCCAGTGTGATGCTTATATTCTTAGTTTCTTTGCCACCGCCGGTCACCTGATCAATATTTTCACTTATATTGTCATTGGTTGGTGTGGTTGGCTCCACTCCCGTCGGAGTAGTTCCGGCCAATACAGGCACTTCGAAGCCCAATTTCTTTTTAAGGCTATTGGTTACATCCGCCAGGCTCAGATCCGAATTCCACCGCATGTCTATACTTTCGAGCGATTCTATCGCCTTGGCTTTATGCTCAATCGCTTTCATCTGGGCATCAATCTGTGCTTGCTGCCTCGCTGCGGCATCTTTCTCTATTTTCGAGATGATACTTTGGGAGGTGCTTTCATCTGCCATGCCAGTAGCGGCCCTGAATTTATGCCAACCTATTTGTATCGCATCCAAACCAGACAGAATCGTATTCGTAAATCCATACCAGGTCTCTTTGGTGCCTTCCACAAAGGCCAGAAAGCTATGCTTCATAAAACCCACCGATCCTTCCCACAGACTTGCCCAGCCCTCTGTTTTCACCGCTGCCCAAGTAATTACTCCTATCAAGGCCACAATACCCGCTATCACAAGACCTACTGGATTCGCATCCATGGCAACGTTTAACAGCCACATGGCGCCTTCCAAAATGGCTGTTTTTACGGCTGCCAAAGCCGACACAATAGCCATTGCATTGGTTGCAATGGTATAAGCAGTAATGGCCGCTATGATGGTCCATGCTGCAAAATTGCCCTCGCCAAGAGCAGTCGCAAAAGCGCCAATTTTTTCCACCAAGTAACCCAACGGCACTTGCAGTGCGCCAAAGAGTGCGATCAACACATCCAAGGCTGGCGACAACACAGGGCCTATAACTTCAAACAGCTTCAAGGCCAATTCCTTCAAATTGTCCATCGCTGTGGATAATTTACCGCCAATGGTTTGTCCCATCTTTTCGGTCATTCCATGGTAAATGCCTCCCGCTCCGGTAGCAGATTTGAAAGCCGCTGTAACCATATCGGCACTAATAGCCCCTTTCTCCATCTGCTCTCTTAGCTTTTTGTAGGCTTCTACTTTGCTAATGCCCGATTCCTCACTTAGCTTTTTGGCCATTTCTTGCAACGGGTTAAAGCCTGCATTGATCATCTGCAACAAGTCCTGGCCTTGCAACTTGCCTGCACTCTGTACTTGAGAGAATGCCAAGGTCAAGCTCTGAAGCTTATTCGCATTACCGCCTGCCACATCGCCCAGCATTTTCATATTGGGCATGATTGCTTCCTGTGCCACACCAAACGAGAGCATTAGGCGCCCAGCTTCTTGCAATTCGGCTTTGCCATAAGGCGTGGTTGAAGCATATTCACTCATTTCGCCAAGCATCTTTTTGGCCTTATCTGCACTTTGCAGCAACACTTCGTACGATGCCGCTGCTTGTTCGTTTTCGATCCCTATCTGAGTTATGCCCACCAAGGCTGCGCCACCAAGCACCAACGGATTGGCTGCCATAGAGGCACCTGGTATTTGCTGCATGGCATTGGTGGCCATAGCCCTAAAGCCGCCACCATTCATCCCTTGCAGCTTGTGCAACTCCCGCTCGGTCTTTCGGATCTCGTTGTTATATGCTTTGAGCGAGTTCACCGCACTGGCTGGTATCCAATCGCGCTCCGCCTTCAGCAGGTCCAAGCGCTGTTGCAAACTGCCCACGCTTTTGCCCATCTCTGTCATCACCTTACTCGACTCACTGGCTTGCGCCTGAAGTTTCGAAAATACTTTTTGAGCAGAATCAGAATTTACGCCAATCTTTTGCAATTTCCCTGATATCTGATCGTTTAAGGATAAAGTATATTCTAATAGCTTGCTCATGAATCTAGTTATCGGTTATGCGCTCTTGGCAATGCTCTATTGGCTGCTCAAAAGCTTCTTGAATTTCCCTCGATACATTTCGGTGGTGATCATTGCCCCGCTCATGCCATTCATCACGGCTTATCGCATCCGTAACCAACGGCCAACATTGGCAGTGGCTTTGCTTGCCACCTACACCACCTTATACCTATCTTTTTTGTTAATTTTTGCTTTGTCGT